CTTTGCAAACCCCAAGACCAACAGCAAAGGTGAGACCAAGACGTTCTATCGCTTGGGCACTCCTACCCGCGCCATGGTTGCAGCAGCATACGCTTCTGTAGGTGCATAAGTTGACGGGGGACTTCGGTCCCCCTTGCCTCGCTCGGGCATAAAATAACAGGGTAATGAATATGTCCCGAGATGACTTCAAACTCGTTCATACTTCAACGATGATAAGGAGAAGCACTATGATATCTTTTGGTATCCATGTAATCAACGCTATCATATTTTCGAGCCGCATTTGGTTCGCGTTGGAAGTAGTCAAAGGTGCGGTGGAGGTAGCACACAGAGCACTTGATCTGTATGACCGCCTCATGGAGAAGTTCCACAAGAATAACTCCTATGCCGTTGCCTGAGACAAATCCTGAGTAGGATTTAAAACTGCTCAATTCACTACACACAAACCACAACACAAAGGAGACTATTATGTCTAACAAAACACCATTCGAATTACGGTTCGAGATTTTCCAAAAAGCATCAGAGCAACTTGAGTATAAGTTCAACATGCAACGTGACGAACTTATGATGCGATACGACTGGGAAACCACCGCTGGTAAGAACCCCGAAGTTCCTCACATGCCTGAGTATCCCTCGTTCGCTGAGATCTCAGAGTATGCATCTCGGATCAACGACTTCGTATCTAACTCGAAGTGACCCCGTCACCTGAGCAGGTGCCTAAACTGCTCCCCTATTCCCCTTCTTCTGAGACCGATTGATGATATTAGATGATGTGACAGTGATTGTTCCTTACTATGAAGATCCAGCGCGACTGGAGAACATATTACAGAAACCACTACTCACTCGGTTCTCAGAAGTCATTATTGTCGATGACGCATCCAATGTTGCCCCTGCACTGCCCATCGTCCTCGATGCCTTCGACTGTTTCGGCGGTAACGTGCGACACTTTCGTGTCATGGTCAACTATGGATTCAATGCCCACGGTGCTCGTAATCTCGGTGCACAAAAAGCAAACACCCAATGGTTGTTATTCCTTGACTGCGACTGCGAACCCACTGACGAGTTCATTGACGCACTTGAGAAGGACATTGAAGATTGCGACGAACACGAGTTCCTGCTCTGCAATCTAATGGGCGGTGACCCTGGAAATATCTTTGCGGTTCGCCGTTGGGACTTCTGGAGAGCAGGAGGATATGATGAGGAGTTGAGAGGATACCACATGGGTGATAAGATATTTCGCTCTCGTCTGGACTCCCTCGCAACACCGAGACTAATGGACACGATGTTACCTATCAACCGCAAAGGGCGCAAGATTGTAACAGATGATAAGGTGTTCTTGACCGAGTATCCTGATGATGAGACTGTTGTCCAACGTAGTCAGAAGCACATCCAATCTATCCTCAAGATGATTGAGAAGAGAAATCAAGACGAGTCGATGTGGGGCAGCATACCTTCTGTCAACTTCACCTATGACGAAGTCGTAATAAAAGTTTAATATAATCTCGACCGATTTTGCATTAAATACTATGGTCTCTAATCAATGGAGTTTATGGTATGTCCCTATCGCGTTACGAGAAACAAGGACTGACAATCAGTCTTACAGTCATAGTATTGGTAGCAACATTCTTTCCGATGCTGGTGCTGAGCGAACCTTCTGAGCACAACTACAAGGTAAAGCATGATGATTGGGAGTACACATACCGCCACCGAGAGGGTGGATGGCATGCTGAGATTGGCAAGAAGGTTGGACCAATCGAGGTGATGTATCGGTATGCTGACCTCCGTGTGACAAGAGAGAATCGAATCAAGTTCACTGGTGAGATATTCTCTTGGAAAGACCTGACGCTTGAAGGCAGAATGGAGTATCGTTCGTTTGACAAGAAAGAATCACATTGGCGATATCGGTTCATCACGGAGTTCACTCCGCACATATATGGACCAGTCTACCTGTACGCCAAGTGGCAACCCCGATGGTCCTTCAAGGATGATGGCACCAAGTTTGATGCCCGTGACCAACTCGGTCTTACATGGAAGCAAGACAACTGGAAGATCACGCCCTTCGTCGAGAGGTATTCGATCGAGGGATATGATCGCAAGAGAACCGTGTACGGCACACACTTTGAAGTTAAACTATGAGTTGACATCTCAGTGTAGATCCGTAGAATATAGTAATGTGATGAGGAGTTTATATTATGATTAATGATTTATGGTGTGAGAAGTACCGCCCAAGCACGATCGACGAGTGTATCCTAACAGATAAACTCAAGTCTCAGTTCAATGAGGTGGTCAAGACTGGTGAGGTGCCCAATATGCTGTTTACGGGCACTGCTGGTCTTGGCAAGACCACAGTCGCCAAGGCGATCTGCAAGACTCTCGGTCTGGACTATATCCTGATCAATGCTTCTGAGGATGGCAACATCGATACCCTCCGAGGCAAGATCAAGCAGTTCGCCTCTTCTGTCTCTCTGTCAGGTGGATACAAAGTCGTTATCCTCGATGAGGCAGACTACCTGAACGCACAATCAACCCAACCAGCACTGCGTGGATTCATCGAAGAGTTCAGCGCCAACTGTCGGTTCATTCTAACCTGCAACTTCAAGAACAAGATCATCGAACCACTCCACTCTCGTTGTGGCGTGTACGAGTTCAACACCAACAAGAAAGACCTCGCCGAGTTATGCGGTCAGTTCATGAAGCGTGCCGAGTCTATCCTCGAGCAAGAGCAGGTTGAAGTGTCAAACTCCAAACTGCTCGCCGAGTTGATCATGCGTCACGCACCCGACTGGCGACGTGTGCTCAACGAGATGCAACGCCACTCAAAGGATGGCATTCTCGACCTAAATACTATCGCTGGATCTTCTGGTAGTAATGTTGATGACCTGTTTGGGTATCTCAAGACAAAGAACTTCAAAGAGATGCGCAAGTGGGTGGCAGAGAATATGGACGTTGAGTCTGCTGCCATCTTCCGTGCACTGTACGACAATATGTCGGCACGAGTCGAACCTAACAGCATCCCACAGCTGGTCATCATCCTTGCCGACTATCAGTTCAAGACAGCATTCGTTGCTGACCATGAGTTGAACATGGTCGCTTGTATGACCGAGTTGATGGCGCAGGTTGAGTTCCTATGAATTGGAAACAGACATATCAAGAAATCCAAGACATGGGTGACGAATCGGTATGGGGAGACCACAAAGAACTAATCACTGAGTTCTTCGAACAATACCCCAATGCCCCTTCTCCTGAGCAAGAACCATTCAAGTTCGAATTCTTGGTTCGGTCTTTCCTATACTACAAGGGAGTTTTGCGTAATGTCAGACGATGATGATACTGCCACAGGAGAAGAACTTGTCGCCCAGTTGATGGAAGAGTTCAAAGACGAGACAAACGAAGTTGCTGCCGTCAGAGATAAACTGGATAGGTTTGCCACCAGCATGCAGGAGTATGCAACAGACAACCTGCTCAATAATTTCTCTGTTGAGGAACTAATACTAATTCACAATATGTTTGGCGATAGATTTGTCTATCAGGTCTGGCAAGACCTCGACTGGATCCTCTCCAAACCAATGATTTCGGATACCATACACTGATGAAACCTTTTGACTATATTATCAACATAAACATGGCGAAGAAAGACATAATGGTCGACCCCGATGCAGAGAAGGTGTATAATTCTTTCCTAACTAACCGTGGGTTGTCATACTTTGACGACACCGTTCTGCTCGCCAACGAGATGAATCGCAATCATCATCTCGATGCTCGACTGCAATACGACTTTCTTCGCCATGCTGTACGCAAGCGCAAGAGATTCAGCAAGTGGTTGAAGGCGACCAAGGACGATGACGTTCAGGTGGTTATGCAGCATTATAACTACTCACGGGAGAAGGCAGAGTCGGTGATGGATCTTATATCACCCGAGTCTATAGATCAGATGCGTTCCCTAAAAGGCGGCAAAGGATAAATAAGAGGAATAATAAGTTGTTAATGGAATTATTTTATGGAACCTGTATCATGGACTCCAAGCGACATGCTGGAGATAACGCTGAATGAACCAGATGACTTTCTAAAGGTACGTGAGACACTAACAAGGATTGGTGTTTCGTCTCGTAAAGAAAAGAAATTGTTTCAATCCTGTCATATTCTGCACAAACAAGGAAGATACTTCATAGTGTCCTTCAAAGAGTTGTTCTTGCTTGACGGCAAGAAAGCAAACCTTGAAGAGTCCGACCTTGCTCGCAGGAACACAATCACCACTCTTCTCTCTGACTGGGGTCTGGTCAACATCGTTGACAACACCAAGTGCAAAGACAAGGCACCTTTGAGAACAATCAAGGTCGTCTCATATCGAGATAAGTCTGAGTAGGAGTTGTGTCAAAAGTACAATATAGGTTCCCGATCCAACAGCACACAATAGGCACCGCTCTGCTTGAAATCTCAATCTACATCATTATAATGGACTCTATCAAATGGAGTATGTGAATGAAGTTTTATACCAATGTTTCCCGTCTTGGGAATGCAATCTGTT